ACCCTAGTGATTTCAAAGCTTCGGCGGGAGTCACATCAAACGTCATTTCTAACGCAACATCCCGGATTACTGGTAGTATCGGCAAGGACACATTTCGCATATCTTCCTTAGATACCCCAAAAGTAAAAGAGCCGACCTCAATCCTCTGGGCAATCTCATCCATTGATTGTCCTATGCTTTCGACGATTTTATCGAACGCACTTAGTCCGTACTCTTTGAAAAGTGATCCAATAAATTTTTCTTGGCTTAACCACTCTCGAACTCCATCTTTCGCGAATGCCGAGTCTGCACCCTGGTTCATTCGTGAAATCTCAGCAATAAATTGCTCAGCGATACTTAAGTCTTTAGTCCTCTCGGAGAAAAAGACTGCGTCCAAAGGCCTGAAAATCGAGCCAGGTCCCCAAGTACCAGATGTTTCGTGATACACATCTTGCAAGAATATATTCACTAGTTCCCCATCAACTGGAAACCAGATCTGCTTCGTCTTATTAATGTCAATTCCAACCTGTTTTGCGCATTCCTCAACCGGACCATAAGTATTTTCCATGCTGGTGAAATCAACACGGTCTTTCGGATATGCCCAAACACAGTCATCACCGGCTTGAACACCGATGAAAGGTTCGAATCCCATCATCTTTGGCATAGCATAGTGTATAACGGCGCCTCCATACAAAGAGCCACCTACGTGTGTAAGTTTAGCACCAGAGATTAACCCGTCAGTCATCCCAAAAATAGTAAATGGTCTGACCTCCACCCAGGGCCCTGAATCTTTGGCATCTTTAAACTCATCATCATTGACTTTACACAAGGCTGTATCGCATAATATATATTTATAAGTTAAGCAATATATAGCAAAATCGACCCAGTCGTAGTATTTAGCGTTAAAGAATGGGCGAACCGCATAGTACATTACAGTCGCTAAAATACCACCAATGACAGTTGCGTCATATTGTGATTCATCAAGACTCAACCACTCGTAACCTTTCGAACGACCCAACTCATACATGGATTTCAACATTTGAACACGAGTTGGTTTGTCCTGCAAGCTAGGCATGAATGCGAATTTGTGTTCTTGTAAAGCTTCGATGAATGGCGTTCCCACCATTGCTTCAATCATGCCAGGGAGTGCGGCGTTAGGATAAACAGAACGAGTTTTGGATTTCTTTGGAACAATCTCGCCGTTTTCCTCTTTCCAGCCATGCTTTTGAATTCTAGCTAGAAGTGTAATAACGGATGGTAGCTTGCTTGGGTCGGAAATAACAGTGTGGTCCAAAACATAAGCAATAGCTTGTACCACTTGTGTCTTCGTGGGCTGTCCTGTGCGAGGATCTACTACTTGCTTACCGACTAGTGAGCGAGTGTCCACCCCTGAACTTAAAAGTAGTCTTGTCGCTACCTCAGAATCCAGCTCTTTCCAACCTTTTGAATAAACAGGATAACCTATCAAA